CCGCTACTGGCTTGACGGTAAGTGCGGTAGCGGCCGCCGAAGTGGTTACGCTGACAGCGAAAAACAAAGGCGCGGTAGGCAATGATGTGGATTTACGCATTAATTACTACCCGCTGGACGAGAAGACGCCTGCTGGCATTAAAGTGGCATTTACTCCGTTTGCAGGTGGCACCGGTAATCCGGATTTAACGGCTGCTGTGGCCGCAATGGGCGATTTGCAGTTTGATGCGATTGTTCTGCCGTACACCGATGCTGCGGCGCTGAAGGCAATGGAAGACGAAATGCAAAGCCGTTGGGGTGCGATGCGTGCTATCGACGGCATGTTTTTTGCTGCGTCGGCAAAAGGTTTCAGCGCTTTAACCACGTTGGGCAACAGCCGTAACAGCCCGTTTGCCTGTATCGGCGGCTTGCCGAAAACGCCGTCACAACCGTTTGCCTTGGCGGCGGCTATGGCGGCACAGGCAGCGTTTGCTGCGCAAAATGACCCGGCGCGACCGTTCCAAACGCTGGAACTGGTCGGTATCTTACCACCTGCGGAAAACGACCGCTTAACCGAGCAAGAGCGCAATATTTTACTGTTTAACGGTATTTCTACCTACCGCATCAATGCGGGCGGTAGCGTGCTGATTGAAATGTTGATTAGCACCTACAAAACCGGTAAATACGGCCAAACTGACGATAGCTACCTGATGATTAACACCGTCTGGACGCTGTCTTATCTGCGCTACGACTGGAACGCGTACATTGTAAGCAAGTATCCGCGCCATAAGCTGGCTGATGATGGCAATAAGTTTGGTGCCGGTCAGCCCATCATGACGCCAAAGCAGCACAAGGCAGAAATGGTGAGCCGTGCGAAGTTGTGGATGGAATTGGGTTTGGTGGAAAATATCGACCAGTTCACCGCTGACAGCTTCAGCGAACGCAATTTGGCGAACCCTAACCGCTTAGACAGCTTGTTCGTGCCGGATTTGGTGAATCAAATGATTGTATTTGCCAACAAAGTGCAGTTTATCAGTTCATAAACCATAGGCCTGTCTGAAGTAATTTAGACAGGCCTTTAAACAAGGATTAACAACATGGCAAAACAAAACCGCCGTGCCGGTACCATTTTCTTTAAAGTGGGCGGCCGTCAGCTGGATGCCAAGGGTAATTTTACCTATAACTTAGGCAACCCAAAGCGTGAAGCGATTATTGGTGCAGATGGCGTGCATGGATATAAAGAAACTGTGCAGACTGCCTTTATTGAAGGCGAAATTACCGACAGTGCCGATTTGAAGCTGGCTGATTTAACCAATATCGACAGTGAAACCATCACCTTGGAACTGGGGAACGGTAAAACCGTGGTCTTGTCGCAAGCGTGGTTTGCCGGTGAAGGTACGGGCAACACCGAAGAAGCCAACATCGGTGTGCGTTTTGAATCGCGCCTGCCTGCGCAGGAGATTTAAAGCACAATCAGCCGCCTTTATGGCGGCTGTGTGTTGAAATTATCAATAGAGAGTAGATAAATGGAAGAATGTACTATCAAATTAACAGCGCCGATCATGCACGGTCAAAACGAAATTACTGAATTAACCCTGCGCCCTATCACCGGTAAAGATATGCTGGGTATTAAGTTTGAATTTGATACCGCCGGCAAGATGGTTGTGGATGCTGATGCATCGTTTAAGCTGGGTTACAAGCTCACGGGTATCCCTGCGCCTGTTCTTTCGCAAATGATTGCGCCTGATGTGCTGAATTTGTCGATTGAGTTGCAAAGTTTTTTAGCCAGTGGCCAGTGGACTGGCCGGAGCTAGCGGCAACAATTGGCTACACCTTTAAGGGTAGCGCCGGTAATCCGTTGGATTTGGATTTAGACGGCCTGTTGTGGTGGTATGACAGAGCAGTATGGATTAATGAGCAAATATCTGGTTAAAATAACTGTGTTTATTAACTGGATGAAATCATGAAAAAGAATGCTTTAATTTTTGCTGCTTTATTGTTGTTATCTGCCTGTGAACAACCTGCTGAACCGACTGAAAAATCGGTGGAAGCATCTGCACCGCTTCAGGCTGCTGAATCTAAACAGAAAGTTTTGTTTGATGTCCGTGAAATTGTTTTGAAGCCAAGAAAGCAGGTCGAATTGTTTACTGGTGCGGCTTTGGGTGATTGTGAAAACAATAAAAACGGTCTTTCCTGTCATTATGAAAAAGATGGCAGTATTATTGATGTGGTTTATATTAATGGTGTTGCTGATTGGATAACAATCACGAATCCTAAATTTGAGCAGTTGGATGTGCCGTATCAGTTGGGTATGGATTATGAAAAATCTACTTCTATGACGGATGCGGTCATTGAATATAATGGAAAATTTGGTTTTCAAAGCCTAACCGTATTTAAGTCAGGTGCGGCGGTTGATTATGTTTATATCAAAGCAAAAACGCTTTAAAGTTTAGTTCTTAGGGCCGTCTGAAATTCAGACGGCTTTTTGTTTGGATAAATCATGGCTAATGCAAAGACACAAATTGAAGTCACCGTACTGGACAAAGCCAGTCGTGCGCTGGATAAAATTAAGGGTAAGTTCGCAGGGCTGAATAATGGCAAGGTGGGTGAGGCAATGGCGCATATTACCCGTGCAACTTCTCAGTCCAGTAAGATTCTGGGCGCGTATGCGGCTGCAAGTGGTGTGATTGCCGCTGGTGCGGGTGTATTTGCCAAGGGTGTGATGGATACTGCGTCTGAATTTGAGCGGTACGAAACTATTTTGACTACGCTTGAAGGTAGTGCAGAAAAGGCTAAGAAATCTATGGCTTGGATTTCAGACTTCGCCGCCCGCACACCATATGAAATGAATGAAGTGACCGATTCTTTCGTGAAATTGAAGGCTTATGGTTTAGACCCGTTGAAAGATGGGTTGTTAAATTCTCTTGGTGATACGGCGGCGGCGATGGGTAAGCCGGTGATGCAAGTGGTTGAAGCGATTGCTGATGCTGTAACGGGAGAAAATGAACGTCTAAAAGAGTTTGGTATTAAGGCCAGTAAAATCAAAGGTACTAATTTCACGGAATACAGCTACACCGACAAAAATGGTAAGCAGCAGTTGGCGAAAGTGGAATCTAACAACCGTGCGATGATTCAAGCTACTTTGCAAACCATTTGGAATGAAAAATACGGTGGTGCGATGAATAAGCTTTCCGGTACATGGGAAGGCATGATGTCGAATCTTTCCGATCAGTGGTCTAGATTTAAGCTGTTGATTGCACAAAGTGGGGTGTTTGATTTTCTGAAAGACAAGTTAAGCGGTTTTTTGGATAAAGTGAACAAAATGGCCGATGACGGCAGTCTACAAAAACTTGCTGAAACGATAGGTCAAAAGCTGGTAACCGGTTTTGAGCGTCTATGGGAGGTTGGCGGTAAGATTTACGATAAATTTGTTGCCATTAACGACTTTTTCGGGGGATTTGAAAATACGCTGACCGCGCTTGGCGTAGTGGCTTTACTGCCATTGGTGGCGGCCATTGCGAATATCGGGGTGGCAATCGGGTCGCTGGTGGTTGCTTTGGCACCTTTGGCTACCGCGCTTATTCCTGCTATTGCAGGTTTTGCGCCGTTTATTTTGGCGGGTATCGCCATCGGCTTGTTGGCCGGTTATATTTGGTCGAACTGGGAACCGATCAGCGGCTGGATTATGGAAAAATGGGCAGCTGTAACCGATTTTTTAAGCGGTGTTTGGGAGAGTATCAAATCGCTGTTTGCGGCTGGTTTTGATTTGCTTAAGTCGTATTTTCTCAATTTTACCCCGCTGGGTTTGATGATTCAGGCAATGCAGCCGATTATCGGCTGGGTGGTGTCCAACTGGGAAAGCATCAAGGCGGTGTTTTCCGGTGCGATAAGCGCCATTGGGTCGATTTTGTCGTCATTCAACCCGGTGCAGTTTGTGCAGGCGGCGTTTTCGCGTTTGCAATCTTTTATCGGTGGTATTTTTGACGGAATTAAAGCTAAGGCGGCCAGTATCTTGAATCTTTCTCAGGAGGCAGGTCGGGCTGCTTCATCGTTGCCTGCACCCGGTGCGGTTGTTCGTGGTGGCGGTGGCGCAGGTCGTGTGGATGTGAGCATTAACCACAGTAACGTGCCGCGCGGTACTACCATGAAAACTACCGCCAGCAACCGCGTGAATTTGAGCAGTAAACAAGGTTATGCATTCGGCTGATAGGGTTTAGAAATGTCTTGGAAAAACAAATTGCGCCCCGCGTCTTTTCGCGGGGCTTCGTTTGGGGTGGAATCGCACCAAACGGAGCAAGGCCGTCGAACGCAGGTACACGAGTATCCGGGGCGTGATGATCCTTATGTTGAAGACTTGGGATTAAAGGCGGGTACGTTTTCGGTGCGCGGCTTTTGTATCGGTGCGGATTATATGGCTGCCCGCGATAAGCTGCTGGAAGCATGTAACCAGCCGGGCGCAGGACAGTTGGTGCATCCGTATCTGGGCACGCAGAATGTTGTCTGTACGGCGGTATCGCTGTCTGAAACCGCCGATGAAGGTGGCATGGCGCGGTTTGATTTATCTTTTGTGGTGGCGGGTAAGAATCAGTACCCGGCGCAAACAGAAGATTTAATCGGTAGCTTGCTGGAAAAATCCGATTTTCTGGATTCGGCATTAGGCGATTGGTTCAGTGAAGTGTTCAGTCTGAATGGTGTACCGGATTTTCTAAGTGTACAGGCGATAAATGATCTAACCGCGCGGCTCAATAAGCTGTCCGATTTATCCAGTTTGCTGGATTTGGGTAAACAGTCCGAATTTTTGCAGTCGGTAACAGGGTTGCTTGGGTCAGTTAAAAAGCTGGCAAATGTGCCTGCTGATTTGGCTTTTCAGGTCTTGGGTGCCTTCACCCAGCTTTCCGGTGGTTTTGGCCGCCCGTTGGCCGGTATCCAGGCGCTGAAATTGGCGTTTAAGAAGAAGCCGGATTACAGCGCAAAGCGCATCAATGACACGCATTTGTTGGCAGCGCCATTGCAACAGGGGATTAAAAACCGTGAAGCGGTGGCATCACTATTTGAAATTGCGGCATTAAATGCGGCGGTTGCCACGGCAGTATTGATGCCTGATGACGTGCGTATTGAATTGCCGCAAGTCGGCGGCGATTTTTCAGACGGCAAGCCCGGCAGTAGCAACAGCCGGATTGCGGCTAAAAACGAACGCGAAAGCCTGTTTGAAAGTTTGGATGAAGCCATTATCACCCGCCGCGATTTATTGGCATGGATTGATGCGGTTGCGCCAGATGTCCCTGATGCGGTTTATTCTGCCTTGCAGGATGTACGGCGTGCGGTAGTTCAGGCAGTACCTGATGCACAAAATGAGTTGCCAAGATTGCGTGAAATCACCCCGAAAGCAAGCCTGCCTGTGTTGGTGCTGGCTTATTCGGTGCATGGTGATGCCGCGCGATCTGGCGAAATGCTGCGGCACAATGTAGTGGCGCATCCGGGGTTTATGCCGGTTGCTCCGCTGCGGGTATTGAGTGATTAAAAATGTCTGAAATCGTATTGCAGGTAAACGGCGCTAACTATGGCGGCTGGACGGGAGTATCGGTATCGCGCAGCATTGAAACCGTGGCTGGGGCATTTGATTTGACGTGTACCGAGAATGTGGGCGGCGATGCGGCGCAATGGCCGTTGCGCCCGAATCAAAAGTGTAAGATTTTGGTAAACGGGCAAACTGTGATTGACGGCTACATCGATAAAGTGAGTATAGACGTTTCGGACAGCGCTCACGGTATCGCGGTTTCCGGCCGCGATAAAACGGGCGATTTGGTCGATTGCGCGGCGGTGCATAGTCCGGCGCAATGGCGGAACATCAAGCTGCTGGATTTGGTGAAGATTCTTGCTGCGCCGTTTGGACTTGAAGTGATTTTGGAAACGGTAGCCGATACGCCGTTGGCGGTGTTTAAGCTGGAGCCTGCTGAAACCGCTTTTGCCGCGATTGAACGGGCGTGTAAGTTGCGTGGGGTATTGCCGGTACAGGCGCGTGGTGCATTAGTGCTTACCCATGTTGGCACCGAACGCGCCGGCACGCCGCTGGTTTATGGTGGAAATATTAAGTCCGCTACAGCAGATTTCGATTTTTCCGACCGCTTTTCCAGCTACACCGTATCCGGCCAGCGTGCCGGCAATGATACTGATAACGGCAAGGCGGTGGCTCATGTTAAAGAGCAGGTAGCCGATACAGGTATCACCCGTTACCGCCCTTTTGTGAAGCAGGCAGACGGGCAGGCTACCGCTGCCGTGGCAAGACGTCAGGCAGAGTGGGAAAAGCAGGTGCGTGAAGCACGCAGCACTACATTGTCTTGTACGGTGGCTGGTTGGACGCAGCAAAATGGCCAAGTTTGGGATATTAACCTGCTTGTGGCGGTTGAGGCTGCGATTTTGGGCGTTACAGGCGATTTACTAATTTCGGCCGTTGAATACAGCTACGATGACAGCGGCGAGATTACTAAGATGGAATTGAAGCGACCTGATGCCTACCTGCCGGACCCGGAGGACGTGAAAAAGGCGGAAGGCAAACCGGAAAAGGCAGTCAAAGCAAAAGCATCGGGTAAGGCAAAGGCTGAAAGTAAAACCAAAACCAAGCCGAAAGGTGGTAAGGCGGCCAAGCGTGGAACAGGAAAAAACAGTGCGGCCGGTGGCTGGGATGGCGGTGGAGCGATGGAGTTGCAGAAAAATGCCGATGGCAGTTATACCGTGGGGAATTGGAAAAAATGATTGAGAAGCTTAAGGCCATGATAGGGCGCTGCATCATTGCGGCGGTTTCAGACGGCCATAAAACCCAGTCAGTGCAAATTGAAGCATTTAGCGGCGATATGCATGACGATGTAGAGCGCTTACAGCAATTTGGCTTTACCGGCGTACCGGTGGTAGGAGCAGAGGGTATTGTGCTGTTTGTGGCGGGAAATCATGATCATCCGGTTTTAATCTGTGCTGAAAATCGCGGTATTCGGGTGAGCGGTTTGAAAGAAGGCGAATCGGCGCAGTATAACAGCAGCGGCCATAAGATCGTGCTTTACCATGACCGCTGCGAAATAAATACGCCGCAATTTGTAGTGAACGCGGAAAGCGAAGCAGTGATTAATGCCCCGCTGATTGAGTTGAACGGTAATGTTATCGGCACGGAATCGGCGGTATTTGCCAAAGAGGTAAAAGATATGGGCGGCGGGTACTCTATGTCTGGTATGCGCAGCACTTATAACGGCCATACTCACCACGAAAATGACGAGCAGTCCGAAACCAATTCGCCTACGCAAACCATGTGAGAAACAAACCATGCTTGGATTAATTCCGTCTGAAATCGGTGGCAGTGATTTGCTGTTGAATGATACCGACTGGTTGCGTTCGGCAGTTTGGATGTCTTTAGGTACCGATGCCCGTGCCAGATCTGATGATGTATTGCCGGATGGCGCAGGGGATAAGCGTGGGTGGTGGGGCGATACCTACCGCCCACAAATTATTGGCAGCCGATTATGGTTATTGAGCCGTGAAAAGCAATTACCTGAAACGCTTGCGCGGGCTGAAGAATATACCCGTGAAGCTTTGCAGTGGCTGATTGATAAAAATATAGCCGAATCAGTAGAGGTGAGCGGCTCATGGGCAGGTGTTGGCCGTCTGAATTTGGCGGTGGCGATAACCAGCCCGGAAGGTCAAATCTACCGATACAGTTATTTATGGAGCGCACAAAATGCCGTTTAGTCGACCAAACCTGAAAGAGATTATTGAGCGCGTCGAAACCGATATAACCAGCCGTACCAGCGAAAACGAATATCCGCAGGCAGGCAGCGTTGCAGGGGTGTTTGCGGCCGCTTTGGGCGGTGCTTCCCATCTGCTGCATGCGCATTTGGATTGGGGTATTAAACAAATGCTGCCGTCCACGGCCACCGGGGAACAGCTTGAAGAGCACGCCCGGATTTGGTTGAAAGTGCCGCGTAAACCGGCAGCTTTTGCCGAAGGTGAAATCACGGTAACGGGTGCGCCCGGCGCGGTATTGCCGGCGGGTACATTGTTTGCCCGTGGTGACGGTATCCGTTTTGTTACAGCAGCCGATTTAACGCTGTCTGCATCAAGCGGGGCAGTAACAGTGGCAGCTGAAACGGCTGGAGAAATCGGCAATACAAAAGCCGGTATGGTGTTCACAATGGTATCGCCTGTTTTGGGCATACAGTCCTCCGCGCCTGTTGGGTTATCCGGTATTTCCGGCGGTAGTGATGTTGAGAGCGACGCCGATTTGCGTAGTCGACTGATCCGCCGTATCCAAGGGTCGGCGCAAGGTGGTGCGGATTATGATTACGAAACTTGGGCGCTGGAGGTGCCTGGTATTACCCGCGCCTGGGTGTTGCCGCTGCATAACGGCTTGGGTACGGTTTCGGTTGCGGTTGTGCGTGATAACGATGAAAGTATTATCCCAGATGAACGCGAAATCGCGCGGGTGCAGGAACATATCGAAGAAGTGCGTCCGGTGACGGCGCGGGTAACAGTGATCGCGCCTGTGGAAAAGAAGGTGCAATACCGCATCAATCTTGCGCCTGATACTGCTGAGAATCGGGCAGGGGTGGAAGCAGCGTTAAAGTCATTCCATCTGCGTGAATCGTCTATGGGTGGTACGCTGTATTTGTCACGCATTTCTGAGGCAATCAGTTTGGCGCCAAACGAATTTATGCACGTTATGTCAGAACCTGCTAAAGATGTGACCTGTGCACCAAATGAAATCCTGACGTTTGGAGGGGTGGTATGGCCAAGCTGAATCCATATACAGCCGATCAATACCGGCAGCAGCTGATTGCATTGTTGCCTACCGGAGCGGCATGGCAGTTTGAGCCAGGAACGCGGCTTTGGGAGTTTGTCGATGCGTTGGCGCAGGAGTTGGCCCGCATTGATGCGCGTGTGTCAGATATGGTTGGGGAATCCCATCCACGAAACGCTTATGAAATGCTGAACGAGTGGGAGGCGGTTGCAGGCTTGCCTGATATTTGCACTGGGACTTTGGACAGTATTCCGGAGCGGCAACGGGCATTGGTGGCAAAACTCACATCAACCGGCGGTCAGTCAATACCGTATTACTTAAGCGTAATCGAAAATATGGGCTATTCCGGCGCGACGATTGACGAGCCGGAGCCGATGACCTGCAACGATAACTGTGCAGATTATTTGTGGGATGAGAGCAGTATTTTTTGCTGGATAGTCAATATCCCTGCGGACACTGCCATTGAGCAGATGACCTGTGCGGATGACTGTACCAGTTTTTTAAGTAATTACGGCATTAATGCGCTTGAGTGTGTTTTAAACCGCATTAAGCCAAGCCATACCCACGTTAGTTTTCACTACGAATAATTTACTTTTAATCAATAAAGGCCGTCTGAAATTCAGACGGCCTTTGCTTTTGGAGCATAAGAATGAGACGTATTGATACCAGTACCGCCGCACAGGATTTATTCGGCAAAGGTAAGCACGGATGGCGCAACGGCAACCCGCAAGCCGGTGTTCGTCCCACCCAGTTTAATGCGGAATTTGTAAATGCGTTGCAGGAAGAAATTGCAAATGCCATTGAAAATGCGGGTATTAATCTTAATCCCGAAGATAATCAGCAGCTTTTTAAGGCAATTAGTTCTTTGGCCGGTGGCTCAGGGAAAATCGAAAGTGTAGACGCTTTGCGCCAGTTGAAAGGTGAGTATCCTGCGGTATTGTTAAATGCTTATTACACCGGTGGAACTACGGGCGGCGGTGTATTTGTGGCAGATGCTCAAGATAAAACCACTGCTGATAATGGCGGCACGGTTATTGTTGATACGTCTGGTATGCGCTGGAAACGGGTATTTAAAGAGTTAAGCCTTTATGATTTTGGCTATGATAAGTCAAAAAATAATGCCGCATCTATTTTGAATGCGGTGGAAAATGCGGCGATTGGTGTAGTGGTAGATTGCTTAGGATTATCTATCGATACTGGCAATCAATATCCGAAAAATAATAAGTACGCAAACGGTCAATTTGTCATCAATGGCAAAGCGGTTGATGTTCAGTATCAAATCATTCGTAGCGGCCTTGGCCGTTTTATTTCCGGTAGTGGTGCGGCATCCAATCTTAAGTCAAATGAGTGGACGGGTGCTGGATTGGTGGTTATCGGTGAACAGGCAATGGGACGGGTGGAGCGCTGTGTTTCTGCTATTGCTATTGGCGATCGTTCGCAGGGGTTTTCACGTGTTAGCCGCGATAATATTTCAATCGGGGCAGATAGTTTGATTAATGTTCAGGCTGATACGGAGTGGTATGACCAGTCCAAAATGGCAGGAACTCGCAACATCGGTATCGGCGGTAATGCAGGGCGTGGTATTACAAGCGGTTATTCAAATATTGCGATCGGCCGTAACTCTGGCCAAGGTTTGGGTACTGGCTTTTCTAATATTGCTTTAGGTTCGGCGGCGTTGGCCGGTGTCGGACCAATTGGGCTGAGCGGCGATATTGAAGTTTTTTGGCCGTCGCCAACATCTCGTACCGTGGCTGTCGGCGAATCCGTATTGCAGATGTATCAAGGGCGCGATGCGCAAACGGCAATTGGTGGTGGCGCGGCAAAAAATACAAAGGTCGCCGAAAAAGTAACTGCGTTGGGGGCAAATGCCCTTGAAAACTTGGAACGTAATCTTGCGCCAAACGGTGGTGATGTACTGTGGAGCGGAACGGAGACGGGTAGTTATATTCAAAGCGGCCATAATATTACGTTGAACTTTGGCAATATTCGAGGCGCTCAAGTCGGTTACTGGGTAGGCATCCGTCTGACTTCAGGCGATGGGGCCACCGTGCAGGGTGATGTTGTACCAGTAGAAGTAACAGCAGCGGCAGGCAACAGTCTCACCATCCGCAGCCCGAAAGAGCTTAACGCATCGGGTAACGCAGAACTTAAATATGTTTATTCGACATCATCGGCGGCTGCGAAAAACGAAGAATTGACAGTAATCGGTACCAATGCACTTAAGAATGCGGTAAGCGGCGCATATACAACAGTAATTGGTGCGGATGCAATGCTGTCCAGTGATAACCCGCAGAAGACGGTGGCAGTTGGTGCTTCAGCGCTGCGGAGTGGAACACATGTATCTAGCGTCGCTGTTGGGTATTGGTGTGCGCCCACAATTAGCAGTGAGCAAAGTGTATTTATTGGTGATTCATGTGGGTACCGAAACGTACAAGGTGATGTATTAAGCGGAAAAATTACCAATTCCATTGCCATTGGTTATGGTGCGCGTTTGGGTGGAAGTAATGAAATTCAGCTTGGGATGTATGGCCAGACGCTTTATGCACCCTCAGCCGTGAATATTCGGTCAGATGCCCGTGATAAGGCTGATATTGAGCCATTGGATTTTGGTTTGGATTTTGTTCGTAAACTCAAGCCTGTTACAGGGGTTTGGGATCGTCGAGATGCTTATACTGACGAGTTGTTCACAAACCTTCCGCCTCATGAGCGTTCGGAAAAACTTCGTGAGTGGTGGGCAAATCCGTCAAAGGATGGACGTCATAAAGAAAGTCTCCGTCAGCATTGGTTTATTGCTCAAGATGTTGTAGCGCTTGAAGAAGAATATGGCAAATTGCCAATGATTAACTTTAGACAGGATACCTACACAATTGAGTATGAGATGTTTGTTCCAGTATTGGTTAAGGCGTTGCAAGAAATGGCTGATGAACTGGAGAGCATGAAAAAACAAATGCAGGAGTTAAAGAAATGACACGTTGTGTAATTGATTCGGATGGATTGTTTATCGAAGAACAGTATTTTGATGACTGTCGCCAAAGTATTGAAGCTGAAGTTCCTGTGCTTGAACAACATCAGGCAGCGAAGTGGGTTGGGGAAGGTTGGGAAATTGTCCCTGATTATCGCGGGTGTATGGTTGTCATTGGTGGTGATGTGCAGGTTTGGAATGAGTTGGGCAACCTTCCTGTCGATGTTGTTTTGATTTGTGCTGATTAGTTTAAGTACACCATGCAGTTGTATGGTGTACTTAAAGCTATCGGTCGATTCAGTGGAGTTTTTATGGCTGATTTAATTCATATCAGGGCGGATATTCCAACAGTAAACATTGAAATGCCAGTCGGAAACGCCCGGCGTTTTGAAGTAACGGTAACGGTGGATGGGCAACCTTTCGATTTATCTGCCGCGGAACTGAAGATGATGGTTGCTCCTAGCGTTGGTTTGGCATTTGATACTACAGGAAATATTCAGGTAGTCGGCAACGTCCTAACGCTGGATTTCCCGCCTGATTTTTCCCGAGACGCA